ACATTAGGGTCTTCACTCTGTGTCTTTGGAAGATTGGATGTGATATAGGCAGACAGTTTTCGCTGATCCGTAATATCAACGAAGGTCTGCTGACTCGATGTTAAAATTGTAGCCATGTTAAATCCTCCTATATTTTCACTTCACAATAAAAGGACGCATTATCATATACGTCCTCGGTAGTGATTGTTATTTGCTTTTTTCCGATGTGGTTTTTATCCCACTCTGTGTCTGCCTCTTCATCAGAGGACTTTCTATGCCATACAAAGCACTCGGCATCAAGGGTGTCTGTGATATCCTTATCCCAGGAATAAACCTTGCATCGCATGGTGCTTGTCTGACCTTTATTCTTGAAGATACTGACCCCATCAACCACCAGCTCTGTACGATACATTTTCTGTGCATTGATGTTATCAATCTCTCCACTGATTGTTTCAATCTTATAAGTCTTGCCAAGAAGGTCATCTTCAATGGCTGCTATGTTCTTATCCTGCTTAACCGTAGATGCAGAAAGAGTGACTCCGCTTGCTCCGATGGTTATGGTATTGCCGGAAGGATTCAGATAATCTCTTGTCCTGCTCACACATAGATATGTTCCATTGATACCATGTGGCTTTGAGATACACTCCACATACATCCTGGCTCGGATATCACCGATGTCAGCACCAGTATCCGACTCATCAATAATCGTAAGCTGTATGCTGGTTAAACCCTTTACAAGATCTGCAAGCCTTGACTGTCCCTTTTTTAAGAGGTTACCTGGAAGTGTGACATCATCCCATACTTCCGATTTCCATATCCAGCCGATTTCCTTTACTGCAGCATCATCATAGATATAATTCTTGCCTCCATTCACGGAAGTAATATCTACTCGCTCTTCGCTCTGTGTTTCGTTGCCATTTTCGTCAGTTATGGTCTTCTTTGCTCCAAGAGGAATGAGAACTGTGACTCTTTCGGTATGATCTCTTGTAATCTTCACATCCGTGATATTCTTACCAAACTCTACGGTCTGCAGTGACTTGGTTTTGAAGTCTGAAAGATAATCGAGATACTTTCCGTCACTTTCATATCTGACCTGCAGATAACCACCGTGCGTATTGATGAGCTTATTCTTGATGGCATCCATCGTCATTGTAAAATCGGAACTGCTGTAGGAAACATAATCGTTGTTATCAGTAACCGTCACATTGCCCACCTTGAATTTCTTCTGGTCTTCCACGCTCTTGTTATGAACAGAAACAAACTGCTCAAACAAACCTTTCAGTGGTCCCTTATATGAAAAAGGTGGCTGCATGGTATCTTTCAGATAGGCAAGTGCCGATTCACAAGTCCAGGTATGTGTGTTATAAAAGTCCGAACCGTTATCCAATGCTCTGCCTTCAAACACTACATTCTCACCTTTCTTGCATACGATAACCGATGCCATAGGTTTGATGGAATCGATGTATGGATGGTTAAACGGTGCTGATAGTTTAAGGCTGTCGATGTTTGCAGCATCCTCGCTTACCTGTGCCTGCGTGATTGCAAGCTTGGAAAGGTTCGGATGATAAAACAACGCACCATCAACATACACTCTGAAAATACTCATAGGCATCCCTCCCTGTATCTGAATGTTGTAGTTCCACTTCCAGTCACTTTTACAGAGTTCGCTCCTTGTGATAACTGCAGTTCAGGAAACTCCCATGTTCCGGCACTGACTGTTTTATTGAATGTGTCTGTACCAACCTTCCAGGTAAGCTTTGTTTCTGCCGTTGTGACAACCGTAGGAATAACAGGCATATAATCATTCTTAAGGCTTACTGTGGCATTTCCAGTTGCAATTACTTCTGTTATTGCTGTGTGATATCGGTATGCATCAGCATCAGAGCATTCAATTACAAGTTCTCCTCTGCCTTCAATCGGATCATAGGAAGGTGTCAGCTGGAGCGTTCCGATACAGTAAAGTTCCGGCTCTTCGCTACAGATAACCTTTGCAAGCCTTCCTGAAAACTGATTGCCCGCTGCCTTTACAAGTTCGTTGAATTTATCCCTTGTTCCAAGCATAGACAAATTAACAGTAAAGGCTCTGGGTTCAAAAGATACCGAACCAAGAGCCTCTGTAAATCTTATTGGAGAATTGCGACCTGGAACAACCACAGTTTCTGTCTGCGATTTAGGAATCGGAAAATCAATGTTCTCACGAATCCATCCCATTCTTGACATTGAAATATCGTTAATATAAATATCTGGAATCATAGTGCAAGCCTCCTTGTTAATTTCTGCTGTTTACCAAGTCCATCATCAATAGATGGAAGTAAATGTCCAACAAGTGTTCCATCTTCAAGATAGATTCCCTTTGAACTGTTATCCGCAATAATAGCGAGATACTTTTCCATGCCGGACATATTAAGTCTGCTGTCAAGCATTGCCTCAAGCTGCTTATAGAATCCCGACAACGGAAGGATAGCCTCGGAGCCTGCTTCTCCACCTACCATCAAGGAACTTCCGTTCATGCCAAATGCTGTAGGCTTGGTCATGATACCACCATCTTTATACCAGTCGATAGAAAGGTGTGGTACAGAAGGCGGTGCAATCGAAAGACTGCCCGTTACCTTGAAGTGTGGAAGTTTAATCTTAGGAAGAGAAATCTTCATGCTTGAGAAGAATCCCTTAATCTTATCAACGATGCCCTTGATTGTATCTCTGGCTTTTTCAATAGGCGTTGTAATTGCCGTCTTGATGCCATTCCATACACTTGTGGCTGTACTCTTGATACTGTTGAATACCGAAGAAATGGTACTCTTTACAGAATTGAACACGGTTGTAACTGTACTCTTAATCGCATTGATTGGTGTTGTGACAGCTGTTTTTATCGCATTCCATACTGTCGTTGCCGTGGTCTTAATCGCATTGAATACGGTCGTGACAACGGTTTTGATGGCATTTACTACTGTTGTTACAACCGTCTTGATTGCATTCCATACAGTAGAAAAAACGGTCTTAATTGCATTCAGTACAGTCTTGATTACGGTGGATACGGCATTGATGACCGTAGTAACCTTTGTCTTAATTGCATTGAATACTGTAATGATGATTTCCTTGCAGTTCTCCCATATAAATCTGAACGGCAATGTGATAATCTCAAATGCAGCCTCAAAGAATGATGCAATGAACATCACAGCAGTTGTAACCACATTCTTGATTCCTTCCCAGAGTCCTGTGAAGAAGTTTGCAATACCCGTCCACAGATTTACAAAGAAATCCTTTATACCTGTCCACACTTCGTTCCAGCTTGTACCAAACCATCCAAGAACAACATCAGCAACTCCCTTAAGAACATTCATGATATTTGTAAACGAGTTAACTATGAAGTTCCAGATAGATAAGAAGATACCTTTGACACCTTCCCATACCTGTGACCAGTTGCCCGTAAAAATACCAATAAAAATATCCAGGATGCCTGTGATAATTCCGAATGTTTCTTCAAGTACATTTGCAATGTATGTGAAAACACCTTCAAAAATCGGTGCAAGGAAGTTACAGAATCCATCCCATACCGCTTTGATGACTTCTGTGATATCTTCAAAGCTGAAACCTAACGCATTTAATCTATCAACAATACCCTGTGTAAACCCATCAAAGATTCCCTTGATTCTGTTCCAAATAGCTGTGACATTCTTTCGGAAATTCTCATTCGTTTTCCAAAGATGTGTGAATGCAGCAACCAGAACTGCAATGGCAGCTACTACTGCAAGTATCGGACCCAGACAGGCACTTAAGCCACCTCCGGCAGCCGCCGCTGCTGCACCTCCACCTTCAGCTGCTACTGATGCACTGTTGATAACCGTACCAAGCTTGCTTATTACTTTCATAGCCGTGCCGACCTTCGACACAACATTTCCTATAATGACAAGTGCCGGTCCCAAGGCTGCTACGAAAAGTCCTATCTTTACAATGGTTTCTCTCGTTCCCTTATCAAGGTTATTCAGCCAGTCAACAAAGGACTGCAGCTTTGCCACGATATTCTTGATCATCGGCATAAGAGTCTCACCGATAGAAATAGCAAAACCCTCTACTGCAGATTTCAGAATCGTAAGCTGACCTGATAGGTTATCAAGCTGTGTGTCTGCCATCTGCTGTGCTGCTCCACCACTGTTTTCAATGGAAGTCTGCAATTCATCCCAGGTATCTCCCGTATTAGCTAACAGAGCATTTACGGAAGAAAGGTCAGTCTTGTTGAAAATCTTACTGATGATATTGGCTTTTTCTTCTGCAGTCATTCCTTCCATACTTGTATTAAGGTCACCAAGTATATCATTCAGACTTCTCATATTACCTTCGGAGTCAAATACAGATACACCAAGTGCATCCATCGTATCCGCTGCCTTATCGGTTGGATTCTGTAATGAAAGAATGACATTTCGAAGATGCGTACCACCTTCAGCACCCTTGATACCATTGTTCGCAAGAATACCGAGTGCTGTATTAAGTTCTGCTGTACCACCCTTGATGGACTTGGCCGTAGCACCGATTGTAAGAATACCTTCTCCCAACTGACCTACAGAGGTGTTTGTCGAAGAAGCAGTCTTTGCCATCTGGTCAACCATCTTGTCAGCATCCTTGGTTTCCATTCCAAGGGCAGACATAGCATCTGTAACCATGTCCGATGCTGATGCAAGGTCAAGTCCACCTGCCGCTGCCAGGTTAAGAACCGTAGGAAGTGTATCTGCCATCTCCTGGGTATCATATCCGGCAAGTGCAAGGTAGTTTAATGCCTCGGCACACTCGCTGGCAGAGAAAGCTGTCTTAGATCCCATTTCCTTTGCAAGGTCAGATAAGGCATCCATTGTATTAACAGACTGCCCATCAAGTGTTGACATGGAATCCTTGGTAATTCCCATAGTAGCCTGAACCTGGCTCATTGAACTTTCAAAGTCAGCAGCAGTCTTTACAGCAGCACCACCCATTGCAGTAACAGCCGTGGATACTACTGTAACTTTCTTACCGACATTGGTAATCTTCTGTCCGGCATTTTCAAGTTTCTCTCCGACCTCACCAATCTTGGCAAGAGTCTGATTTGCTTTTGATGCCTGTGATTCAAGCTTTTTAAGTTCAGCCTCTGTTTCAGCTATCTCTCTTTGAAGAGCATCATACTGCTCCTGAGTAATCTCGCCCTTCTGCAGCTGTTCATTTGCCTGTTGTGCTGCTGTCTTTAAGGTAGCAAGCTTTTCTTTTGTTTCTCCGATTGCCTGTGTAAGAAGTTTCTGTTTCTGGGCAAGCAGAGTTGTATTTGTAGGGTCAAGTTTCAGAAGTTTTTCAATATCCTTAAGAGCAGACTGTGTACTCTTAATCTGTCCGTTGACCCCTTTTAATGCTGTTTGTAGTTTAGTGGTATCTCCGCCAATCTCAACGGTTATACCTTTGATTCTATTTGCCATTGGCAGATACCTCCTTTAACGCAAAAAGGACTCCTGCTATAAGCAAAAGTCCCATTGCAATATTATTAGAATTTGTCGAAGTCCTCCTGGGTTGCAACATTGTCATACTTGTAGGAATCATTTCCTTTTTCAGTCCAGATATCCATCACCATACCAATGGTAAGATAATCGAGGTCTTTGATGGAGATTCCTATCTCAAGGCAACGAAGGAGGAACAGTGGGGTTGTCATCTCCCTGCTACTGCGTTTAAGTTTTTTTTAGACTCGATATCAGTAATAAGGTTCGTACCCCAAAGTGCAAGGATTTCAGGCAATACCTCATAGATGGAAAACATCTCGAACTGGTCAAGCCAGTCATCAATATTTGCCGGAATCGTATGGTCTGCATGGTATGCCATGATGTAGGCTACGTTCTCGAAGATTTCAAGATCATCGATTGCAAACTCCTCACCATCTTCCTTGCTACCCTTATACGAACTCTCAAGTTTCGCTAAATCCTTGAAAATATCTCTCTTGAACTTGGCACGATAAAGACGAGGCACCGTTGCAGAAGAACGGAATGCCACTTCTTTACCACCGACATTAATAACCTTTTTAAGCATATGCTACTCCTCCTTAACCTACAGTATCCTTGGCAACAGGAATGTACACATTCTTATACCAGTTGTTGTATGTTGCCTCATCAGTTGCATCCCCGGTTCTTGACTTAACAAGACCATCTTCTCTAGGATCAGCTGTAAGAGATAACTTCTCTGTACCAGGCTCGATTGCATCTTCCTTAGTTTCAGACTCAATAGAAGGACGAGATGCACTGCAGTTATAAAGGACGTGACGGATGCATCTCACATCACCATCAAATTCAAATAACAGTGCGAACTTCTCCATCTCTGTAACAGTAGCACTCTCAACAAGAACACCGTTCTTATCAAGTGCCTCCTTCAAGATTTCAGTTCTGAACCATTCAGGAATAAGAGCAATCTCAAGGTCACCGCTGTAACCGTTGTTTGCTGTAGAACGGAAGTACACGATACCGTCTGCATAGAACGGACTGGAATCACCCTCGGCATCCAAACTGATACTTACTGCACCAGGGATTGCCTTTGGAGTTTCATAGGTATACTCACCATCTGCAGTTTTTGTAAGCTTTGCAGCATGAACATTTTTAAGGTTGTATTTTACTTTATTACCCATAGCTTTTATGCCTCCATTTCAAATGAATATAGGACTTCATACATCTTTTCGCTTTCAATCCATGTTTCCAATCGGTCATAAAAAATACCGTGACTGTCAAGCACGGATTCAACTTTCTGTTCTACCGACAAGTCCTTTAAATCGGTATACAGTTCTATATGGACTTCGTTTACCTTCAGATACACTCTTCCGTCAGCTGCGAAGTTATCACTGCCGGGCAAGAGATAACAGATAAACGGTGGATCTGGACTTTCTCCCTCTGCAAAATGGTCATATGCAAACGGAATATCCATCTCCTTAATGATTTGTAACAGTTCTTCCATCACATACCTCCAAGTGCTCTTGCAATTTCTGTTTCCAACGTTTCAATCGCATTCTCTTCTGCCTGGGCAATATGAGGTCTTGCAGCCACTCTTCCACCACCACGTTTTGCGTGACCGTGTTCAAGAAGATGGGCAAGCTGATATCGGTTCTTGGAATGCACCGTCAGTTCAAGTGAATTTGAAGTTTCCTTCGTTTTCTTGACCGACCAGCTCTTCGCATAGGCACCCGTATCCTTTGGAGCAGATGCAGCGATATCTTTCCTTACTGTATTTCCCGCCTTCCTTACAGACTTCTTCAAGTCATCTGTGGCCAGATCAGCATACTCCTTGAGGCCGTTCATGATTTCATCTGCAAGGTTATCAATCTTTACATTTGCCATCACTATCTCCTCACTTTCTCACATTTCAGTTTCAGGCATTTCTTCTTGTAGTTCATGTGGTCAACAGACACGATATTATATAAAGAGCCTTCAAAAAGAACTCTGTGCTTTGTAATATCCAGGTCTGCGAGTGCCCTGCAGTATCTGACCGTAAATGAAATATCGGAATCATCAACGATAAGACCTGCCACACTCTTTTCAGAACCACCCTCGCCACTTACGGTTGCAAAGCAGGTGTGATAGTCAGTCCAGGTATTTTTATGATTGCCGATGGCATCTACAACAGTTTCATTCTTCTGTACCGTAATCTTCACATTCAAAAGTGCAATATCCATCAGAACACACTCCTTCTTACACCTTCAAGCAGGGAACGAAGGGAAATGGTCAGCTGATGATGGTCTGCATCTTCTCTGTGTTCATACAGATAGGCAACTGCGTACATGACAGCAATCTTGGATGATGGAATCGCACCCAGTTCATCCACGGATAACCTTGCTATATCTGCACAGAGATTCTGCCCGGTTGTGATGAAACTTTCGATAAGTGCATCATCGTCATCAAAGTCCACTCGAAGGTAACCCTTCATCTCATCAAGATTTACAATCATATCTATCACCACCTAATAATCAGTGACACCTTATGACTGGCATTCCCTATATCTATATATAGGCTTTATTTTTTATCCCTATAGAAAAGGATAGTAAATAGCCGTCATAGGGTGTCACACTTAATTATTCTTAACCCTTAGCAGTTGCAGTTTCTTCCTTAAGCTTTAAGATCTGTACTGCTTCAGGAAGGATAAGCTTACCATCGACTCTTTCCTTGGCTACATAACCAACCATGCCGTTACCAGCGAAAAGTTCACGAAGTTCTGCAAAAGAACGAGAACCTCGGTCACCGATGTTGTAGTAGCTGTAATCACCGAATGCAATCGCATTTGTAGGTGCAAAAGCAGAAGTGTGAACAGCATAGCCAAGCACTCTGTCAGGTTCTCCTTCCTTGTAAGAAGGCTGCCAGATATATGCTCCGTTGTTGTCCTTAAGCTTTCTGATAGAAGCAAGTGTTGCATCATTCATGATGAAAGATGCGTTCTTACGATAAGGTCTCTTAAGACCATATACCAAATCGATAAGGTCATCGGACTTGATAGCTGCAGTAAGAGTTGCTGCAATCTGACCACCACCGTTTGCTGCGAAGATACCAGTAGGCTTTCCAGTTCCGTTACCGTTAAGGAACGCATCCTCTTCGGCATTTGCTAAAGCCTTACCGAACTGAGTGATGATGTAATTTTCAAGACCGAAGGCATTGTCATAAAGCAACTCTTCAGTAACCTTGATTGCTACATGAAGCTTGTAGGCATCAAGATAGATCTGGTCGAATGTTGCATCACCGAAAGATAATGCTCCACCTTCCTCAATCCATGCAGCTGCAGGCTTTGTAGCTGCGATGTTAATCTTGTGCTGACCTGCAGTAGTAATCTTTGTAGCAAGGCTACGCATGATGTTCTCACCATCAAGCACATCGATAAGTCTGCGGTCATACTCTTCCGGCACAAGGTAACCACCATCGGCATCTACACCTTCCTGTAACACATTGCTTACATTACGGAAATTAGAACGCATTGCAGAAAGCATCGCATCCTTATAAGCATCGGAAGCACGACCCTTCTTCACTTCCTTGGCATCACCCATAAAAGGCTTACCAGTAATCGGAGAATTAACAGGCTTTGCAAGTTCCGCCTCTCTGCGTTCTGCTCTCTGCTGACGGTCGATGGCAGCAGTCAAATCCTCGATTTCCTTCTCCATCTTGTTGTAGGTTGCTGTATCCTCATCGGAAAGCACACCATTCTTGTCCTCGTGAGTCTCTACAAAGTTCTTTGCAGTTTCCCACACCTTTGCTCTCTTTTCGATTAAATCCTTAATAGTCATAATAGAATTCCTCCTTAAATGAATTTCTTGATAAAGTCCAGACGCTCCCTGATTTCTTTTGCAGGAGTGCCGTTATTAGCAGGGGCAGGAATTTCTGCCTGCTTTGTTACAGTTTCTTTTGGCTGGGAATAATGTTTTTCCAGCTTATTCATAAGAGCATTGTTTACTGCCTTGCGTGAAAAAAGCATCGAATCGGAAGGTTTCT